AGTGGTAAACGTAAGGAAGACTTATTTATTCCTTGGACTAGTATTATTTTCATGAGTAAAACTGATGAAGATGTTGCAAACTACAAGAAAGAGATGAAGAAACTAGATGAGCAAAGATAAAATAGACTATTACAAGTCAGTACCAGTGCTTATTGTTGGTGAATCAGGAACGGGAAAAAGTACTGCAATACGTACATTACCACCTGAGAAAACCGTAGTTCTTAATACCGAGCTAAAAGCAATGCCAATGAAAAATCATGATAAGTTCAAAGTAGTAGATATCAATACATACAAGGTACTAGATGCTGCTCTAACTTATTATGGTGGTGAGAAAGGTGACAAGTTTGACTATGTTATACTTGATTCATTTACCTCAATGACTGAAATTGTTGATAGGTATACAAGTGCGGTATATACTGGTTTCGACCAATGGAAAAACTACAACTTGCTTATCTATGACGTAATCAATAGGATTAAACTATTGAAGCAACAAGTATTTGTTCTTGGTATACCAGAGCAGAAAGAAGAATCATTTAATGAGATTAAGAAATATATACGTGTAAAAGGTAAGGAACTTAAATATGGAAACATAGAAAAAGAATTTACTATCGTACTATATACTAGTCCTATTTATGACGAAGAAAGTGGTGAAATGGATGATGTAGAGTTTATCTATAAACCGAACAAACGAAACTCAGCAAAAGCACCAATGGAACTATTTGATAGTCGTCCAAAAAACGATGCTTTGTTTGTTTCACAACGAATAAATGAATTCTACGCAAAAGAGCGAGAAACTATAACAAGGAGTACTGAATTGAAATAGATGATAGAGAAATGCGATTGAGGTTACATAGTCAACTGACTAAATATCTCGGTAGCAAGGAAAAAGTAAAGGTATTCGCGAAAGAATGTCGAGCAATTGGATTGGAGCTGGGTGATGTAAATGTAATAAAAAACATTGCCCAGAATCCTGAATGGTTTACAACACTGATTAACTATAGCGAACTTGGATTACTTTCAAAGCTAGGTAAAGCAGTAACGAAACTGAACGAAATTAAATAACACAAGGAAACACAATGGCCACGCGTATAGAGAGAATGGAAGAGTCACTAGCAAATTATAGAACAAAGATTATCGAAATCGAAGGTAAAATCGAAGACGAGAAAAAAGCACTGATCGGTAAGAGAGCCGAAGCAGAAGCAAAATTGGCAGAAGCTAAGAAGAAATTTGACGATTTGTATGGTAGTTTACCAACAATGGAAGCAGAAGATGGTGTCGCTCAAGATGGCGATTTATTTGAACAAGTAGAAGGATAAGAACATGGCAGGAATAGAATTAGGCTTTAATCTAGATTTAGATGTAGCGGCAAATGCAAGTAAGGGTGGTAGAATTTCTACTGGAGTATATAAAGTAGAGTTAGTTAAAGTATTCGTACAAAAGACAACTGGTGGAAACAACACTATTGATATCGAAATGAAATCAGAAAATGGTGAAGTTGGATTTATCAATGGTCTTTGTATTGATGCTAAATGGGCTTCAGGTTCTGAAAACTTTGATTACCCAAGATGGCAAGAGTTTGCTGCATCAGCACAAATGAGAGCACTTACTACTTCTCCAATGAAGAGAATGGGTAAAGATGGCGAGTATGATGCATTGGTTATTAACGAACTAATGGGTAAAACCGTTAACGTGGCAGTGTATGTAGAACACGATGTTTACCAAAATGCTGAATCAACAAAACTCAAACTTTCAAATACATTCCTAGCAGATGGTAGAAGTATTGCTGAAGCACAAGCTAAGAAACCAGCTGAAAGAATCAAGAAGATTGAAGAGAGATTAGAAATTTTCGAAACAAAAGAATACAAGATTTGGAAAAATGGTGGTGGTGGTACAACTATTGCAACACAAGCAGCTCCAGTAGCAGTGGCTCCAGTAATGGAAGCAAAGGAAGAAGATGAACTCTTTGGATAATCTGGAGAACGACACTAGAGAATTGCAAGTAGACAATGCAACTGCGATGAAGCGATTACTTGAAAATAAAGATTTCAAGTCGTTGTTCCAAGACATATTCATTGATTCATTTGCTATTACTAACACATATAATATGTGGTCATATGATGATGCAGGACGAAGAAGATTTCTAGAGAAAACACTTGCTCGTTCACACTTCTCTAATTTTATTGAACAAGTACTTGAGGATGGTCGTCAGGCTATTGATAGTATTCGTGCAGATAAAGATACGGAAGAAATGTAATGCAACCGGTCAAACCAAGAAAGTCGAAAGACATATCCTTGCTTGACCAACTTAGACTATTCCATGGTGGGGTAGAACTAGGTATGGAATTTATAGGATTCATGGGAAAATATTCTCTTGATGGAATGAAAGATAAGCGTATTTTAGTAGCAGTAAATGGAGATGATTTTATAGGCTCAGCAAAAAATATAGAGGAGTCCATATCCCTTATTGCACTAGCTGAACGTAGAAAGTTATCTGATTACGACACATCAACAATTCAAACGGTGTACGTAGCTGAAGATGAAGTGATAGAAACAAAGATTAGAGAAGAAGCAATGCCTAGAAAATATCCAAACAAAGAGGGCATGCAACAACACGGAAAGAGATTTTATGTAGTCAAAAAGAAACCAAATGGTAGTTCATCTGGTAAAATGTTTTGTCTATATAACTGGGATACACGCAATTTAGTTACGGTACATGGAGATAAAGATTTCTTCTACTGGTTCCTGATAAACAAATACAAATCAATAGAATATAAGGATGTATAGTGAGTGCAATAGACGAGATAACTAGGTTTCAGACGGATAGAGAATTGGATAGACAAGAATTTGATTGGGATACTGAAGCAGTAAATATATTAGAAGAATTATTGGAGGCTCTTGGAATAAACAATAGGAGTATAGCAATAGATGCAGTTTCTGAAATAAATAAAATAATTCACAGAAACCCTCTTGAAGCAAATTATAATCTAATTACTACCAATGAGAAAGTAGATGCATTTGGAGATATTATTGTCTTTGCATGTGGTGCACTAACGAAACTAGGATACGACCCCGAAAAAGTATTATTAGAGGTTGCCAAAGAAATAAACTCCAGAGAAGGAGAAATGGTCAATGGTAAATTTACAAAATACAAAACAAAAGAAGCAATGGATAAATGGGTGAAAGCTGATTTTACTAGTTGCAAATTATTACGCACAACTGAAAAACAAAGGAAAGCATTTCTAATAGTCGAAGGATATATGGGAAGTGAGGAAGAGGTAGAGAAATGGTTGAAGGAACTAATTTAAATATACTTGACATGGGTTGTTGTTTTAAATATGAAGAGATAGCAGGAGTATTGATTAAGGAATTTGGTTACAGATTACCTACATCAATGGAAGCAGTAATGATTGATTTTCCATATGAACAAATATGGACATCAGATATTATTGGAAATAAATACACAGTAATGGATAGGAACTATGGAATACAATGTATTCATGACGGAAATTACGCGTTGATATTAGTGGAGAGAATAAATGAATAGTGTAAACACAATGGAAACAATATCTAGTCAACCAGAACTAGAAGTGATTAGAGAACGTCATAGTATCGAAGAAGAAAGATTTGTTCGTGGAGTAATATTTGCTGAATATATTGTAAATGGAGAAAGTGCAAACAACGCATACGTCTACGCATTTCAATGTGATAAGAAAGAAGCATCGACCAAATCATCAAACCTTAGACAAACAAAGTGGGTACAAGAACTAATATTATTCTTCAAGCCTGATGAAAATACTTTATACTTTGGTGAGATACGTCAAATAATTCGTAAAGGTATGGCTATAATAGACAATTCTAACTCGGAAGCAAAAGATGTTATTGCAGCAATGAATGCACTGGCTAAATATGTTAAGGTATCTAAAGCTGCTAAAGAAAATGAAGACACAACTATTAGTGATGCAGCACAAATGATGACTGGATTACTTAAAGGTATTGAGGAGTTGGCAAATGGAAACAAGATGATTTCAAGAGATGGAGACATTATTGACGTGCCGGTGTTAAGATGATTGCAGGGGAAATAAAGAACATATCAACTGATGTAAACTATATTCAACCTGATTTGACTCAACCGTACATTCCAGTATTAGAAAGTATAGAATTCTTCTCGTGGGTAAACTTATCACTAGAGAATGAGGGAACGGAAACACCAAAGATTCACTACATGGCAATAGACCATGCATTTTGTAATAAAACCGAGATAGAAGTAATGATGGGACGTGGACTAGCTAAATCAACATTGTTTAGTAAGTTTACTCCATTATATGTTGCAGCAAAAGGTAGTTTACCGAATTTTGGTAGGGTGGTTGTTTGTCCAATATTTTCAGCAACATATGCACAAGCAGTGAATTTGTTGAAGGATATTAAAGCAGCATGGTATGCAAGTGATGTGTTGTCAGAAACTCTACACTTAGCAACTGATAGAACTGGTAAACCAATAGCAAATAAAGAGAATCATATTTGTTTCGTTAATGAGCAGGGTGAATTCGTTCATATTGTTTGTTTTGGAGCAAATGACCAAATTCGTGGAACAAAGTATGCAGATGAAAATGGTGTTGGTCATAGACTAGAATTATTGATTTTTGATGATATACTCAAGGATGAAATATTGTCATCAGTGAAAGAACGAGAGAAGTTGGTTCGCTGGTACTACTCATCAGTATTACCAGCATGTAATCCTAGTCACAACAAGAAAATTGTTGTAGGAACACCAATGACTTCAGATGACCTACTGATGCAAATGTTAGAATCACCAGAATATCACTCAATCAAAATACCAGTGGCACATCAAATGCCAGTGCCAGAAGATGAAATTGTTTCAGCATGGCCAACGTTCCATACACCTGCTTCAATACACAAAAGTTATAGAGAAGCTAAATCAATGGGTAGTGATTCTGATTGGTTTAGAGAAAGAATGTTACAAGTTGTGAATAACGAGATGAGAATATTCAAAGATGAGTGGATTAAGTATTACTATTATCAGGATTTGATTCCCGAACTAGGTAAGATGAATTTCTTCACATCGTTGGATATAGCAGTGTCTCAGAAGAAGAGTGGAGATATTTCATCAATCATAACGATAGGAGTAAACGAACATGGGCATAGATTTATTGTTGCATGTAAACGTGGTAAGTTGACTCCTGGAGAAATAATAAAGCATTTGTTTATTCAGATACGTAAGTTCAATCCAATTGATACACGTGCAGAAAAAGCAGCATTACAACAAGTGCTAGATTACTTCATTCAACAAGAGTCAATGAGAACTGGCACATATTTCATGTACACACCTTTGGAGAAGAACTCAATAGATTCGAAAGAGTTCCGAATAAAGTCAATGCAACCATTGTTTAAACAAGGTAAGATGCATTTTCCGAAAGACATAGACATTGATGATATCAATGAGCTACTCTATGAGATACAAGGATATATCAGAACTGGACCAACGACTAAATATATAGATTGTTTGGATTGTTTGGCTAACTTCATGGATCCGGATTTCATCATTGAACCAATGGGATATTCAGGTAGTGAGATTAAGAGTGATGAGTACGACATAGAGAACCTTCCT